TTTTCAGGTTGCAAAATTACACTTTTTTTTGGTATATCCAAAATTATATTGAAAAAATTTATATATTTATAATATTTTGATTATCAATATATTACAAATATAATTGCTTNTTTTTCATTTTACATTGAAAATCAATCACTTACAAAGTTAAAAAAGAGTGATTTGTATTCGGTTATCGTATTCTTATTTTTTATGTATATACTTGATTTACAATATTTTATTGAATAATTTTTCTGTTAAAAATATCTCCATATCCTAAAANTTTTTTCACCCCTTACATAAGGAAATTTGTTTTTCCCTTCTACTTTTTTTNGCAACCACACAGGGTTTATCTCTGGCATCTTAAGTATAAGGGTTTGTAACAAGCTCGCAGGTACTCTCCTATTTCCTGCAATATAAGTAAGGAGTGTTATCCTTTCAATCTCTAATAGGTTTGCAAGGTCACTATAACTGATGTTTCTCACCTTACAGATCTCATCTAATCTTAGCCCAACCCGTTCTAAAGCAGCCCGATCGTGAGAGCCTTCATAACGAGATAAATCGTCTTCAATCCAGTTTTTTGGCTCCAAATGAGGAGCGTCAGCCCCCTCTTTGAGCATGTTTCCTTTTCCCGTAAGAAGCCAATTTGCATCATATAGAGGAAATTTTTCAAGTATTTTTATCACCCAATCTATAGATATAGTAGAATTTTTGCGAATAGCACGTGATAGTACTCCTTGACTTGCTCCTATTTTTCTTTCTAAAGAAGTTATTTTAATCCCCTCATTATTAATTAATTCGTTGATATTGTTGTAAAATTTCTCCATACCAAATGAAAATTATCGTGTAATAATTTGTTTTAAATGAAAATTATCATTAACTTTGTTGCCGAATTGAAAACGGTTTGACAACGCCAAATATAAGAAAAAAAATGAAGCCATCAAAGAAACTTGTTGAAAAAATTCTTTCAGATAATGATTTTTCATTAGACATCGCCAAAGCGGTGAAAGATACTACTCAGTATGCTATTATTGCCCGAGCTAAGCGCCATTCAAAATTGTTGTTATTGGCTGCTTTTGTGGAAGTGTATAAGGCCTATGGACTTTCAGAGGAGGATATCTACGCAAAAGAGGAAGAAAATGACAGCGGAGACTGTACTGATCGTGTTCAGGGAGCTAAGTGAGGAGGAAAAGGAACGCTTCCTAAAGCTCTTGGAGCAAGAGATGCCCCCCAAGCGCCGTGCCCGCAAAAAGCACAAGCCAAAAGTGTGGGACGATGTCGAGATCGTGGAGAAGCTGGAGGTGCTCTTTAATAAATAGGTGCTACTGATTGCTATTATAAGTACAATTATAAAATAAGAAAAAAAATGAAAAGAGAAAAACTACATACGCGGCTGATCACTATAGTGCGTTCGCTGCAATATACCACTGGTATTCCTATGCGGAAGGACGAAGCGCTGACCCTGCTTACAGGCTTGCCGATTCCTAATATGAGCTACTTCTTCGAGTGCTTGGAGGATAAGTACTCTGAAGCGTTAAGGGAACAGTCCTTGGCGGAGCTGGTGGAACAGGAATTCGGAGAAGAGAGCCTCAAGCAGGTACAGGAGATCTTTGCCCTGACGGCCGAGGCAGTGACTAATGATCGCCCTAACCCCTGAAGGGGGAACGAGTGATTGGGGACAGACTTTATTAATCATTTATCATTAATTATTACCCTATGGTATACGGATATATACGAGTTAGCAGCGATAAGCAAACGGTAGAGAACCAACGCTTTGAGATTCGTAACTTTTGTGAACATCAAAATCTTTCTATTGACGACTGGATAGAGGAAACTATCAGTGGCACAAAGAACTATAGCAAACGAGAACTTGGCAGGTTACTCAAAAAAGTGAGGAAAGACGATATTATCATTTGCAGCGAGTTGTCCCGCCTTGGACGTAACCTATTTATGATTATGGAGATACTGAATATCTGCATGACAAAAGAGTGTCGCGTGTGGACTATCAAGGACAACTACCGCTTAGGCGATGATATACAGAGCAAAGTCCTCGCCTTTGCTTTTGGGTTATCCGCTGAGATAGAGCGGAACCTTATCAGCCAACGAACCAAAGAGGCCTTGGCAAGGAAGAAGGCCGAAGGTGCAAAACTTGGACATCCGCGGGGTTTTCGCTGTAGGCTTAATACCAAATGTGCCATTAAGCACGAATGGATAAAAAAAGAACTCACAAAGGGT